TGTGTGTTGGTGTTTCATTTAACATCTCTGTTAAGATATCTACTATTGCTTCAACACTTGACATCTTTAATTTATAACTATCAGATAAAGGAATACCACAAAAGATTTCTATCATCTTTGCATTTAAGAAGCTACCTTCTTGATTCTCTTGTGCTACTTTCAAGAACTTCTGATATTGTCCTAAAGTAATCTCATTTAATGACGTTGGTACATTTATCTCTATATTCATAATTATATAATACTTTTTTGTTAATGTTTTATAAAAAAACCCTTACAATTTTCATAGGCTTTTGTAAGCAGTAAATAATGCTGAGGTTTTGTTGGCTTTGCAATCCTTACTTGCTTTCCAGTTCTGTGATGTATAAAGCACTCTACAATTGCAATCATCTGTAAATTATTCATCTATCTTATAAAGTATTTACCAGCATTTGGATTCTTTAACTGAGACGATATTGCATAACGTGCTGCATCTATACAATGGTTAAAAGCATCAATTGGTTTGTTAATAGTATTACCCTCTCTGTCTTTCATCCAAGTATAGCTTTGTAATTCTTTGATGAGGTTTTTACTTCTGCTGGTTACAAATATTTTGTTTTGGTTTATTAAGTTGATACCATATACAATTGAATCTTTACCCTTTGTGCAAGGTAGTATCTTATGTCTGTAACTCTTTAACTCTGCTATTGATTTTGGCTCTGCACTATCTGCATATATTAACTCTTGTATATTGTTTTGCTTTAATAGATTTGAGATGTCTATGTTTAGTAATTTCTTTTGGTATATTACCTCGTCAAAAATATAAGCATCATTGTATTTGTATAAAGCTATTAATGTAGTTGGGTCAGCACTATAGCCAAAGTCCATTCCGTAACACAACAACCTTGCTTCTGCTGGTAGTGTTATCTCTTTCCAATCTGGAATACATACACCTTCTAAACTTCCTATTTGTCCAAGTCCATATACTTTCCACCAGTTACTCCAATACTCTGAATCCTTTGCTTTGTCTTTTGCACTCTCTATATCTTTTACAATCGTTTCTGGTAGAGCTTCGTTGTCTTTGTATGTTAATGTAATAAAGTCTGCATCATCGTTGCCTACAACCTCTTTATGTGCCCAAAAATTTGCAGTTGGGTTAAAGTCAATCCAGATATCTCCACTTGTTCTTATACTTAATTGTGTGTATGCTTCAAAAGGTACATTGTTTGCTTCATTCACATACAATACATTTCTTCTTGCTCCTCTTAATTTATCTGGTTGTTCAACACTAAAGAACTCTATATAACTACCATTTGTGAAAGTGTACTTTAAAGATGACCTATTCCATTGGTTATCTCTGAACCTATTGGTTGCTACCATAATTTTTAGAAAGTCCTTCATTGCTCCTCTAAGTAAGTGTGGGATAGATTCTGATACTACACTTGTTTCAAGCATAGGTGTTCTTATACATCTATCAATAAGTATAGGTAGTATACCAAATGTTTTACCAGCTGATGTACCACCTTGAATTACTTTCTTTCTTTTCTGTAACTTATAAAGTTTCTTTATTGCAGTTGTAACTTGAAACACTAATCTAAATCAAATAAAGGTTGCTCTGATGTTATTGATATATCTTTTGTTTCTTTTGGTTTACCAGCATAATAATTATAGAACATTTGAACGTATTTGAAGTTTCCTTCTTCAACTCCTTTTTCAAGTGCTTTAAATGCTTTTGGTTCTAATGGTGTAAGTCTTTCAATCATCTTAACTTCTTCAGCTTTAGATGGTCTACCTCCTTTATTCCCCTTTGTTCCTTTGTTATTTGCTCTTCCGTCCATAATCAGTTTAAATTAGTTTACTAATTATATAATAAAAAAAACCTAACATTTTACTGCTAGGCTTTAAATTAATTTGAGGGTTGTACTTGTTTAAACAATATAAAATATTAAAGTTTTGTTAAAATTTATATTTGTAATGCAATTACTGTTACTATAATTGACAAAGCTATTAAGGATGCAACTAAAAAAAAGGTAATCAATCCAAGTAGTGTTGTTGATTTATTCTTCATCTTTATATTTATCTTTTAGTGTTATAAAGTGATAGTCTGTTTTACTTAATTTCAAATCTATTAAGTCTTGCATAACGTGTTCCCTTTTTATACAAGGAGGCAAATTATCAACCAGTTGTTGCAGCTTCTGTATTAGTTTCTTTTTGTACATTTTAAATTAATTTATCATTTAGTTGTTCAATCCATTGTCTTAATCTTCTTTTATTACAAGTGCAAGGTTCACTATATTTATGGTTAAAATACTTTGAATGTAGCTTACACATTATCTTAAAATCTTCATTTGACATCTTTGATGTTGTTCTTTGTTTAACACCATTCCAGATAATTTTATCTTCTACCATAGCTCAATATCATTTAATTGTTCTTGTCTTTCTTTACACTTACAATCTGGATATAGTTTCTTCCATAACCATTTTATACCAGTGTAGTATGTTATTCTTTCAATAAGGTCTCCTAGTTTCATTGTTTATTTATTTTATTACTTTTATTATGTTCTTTGCAACTGCTTCAACTACATCAACTGTTACTGCATTACCACACATTTTATATCTTTGTGTATCGCTTATTTTACCACTTTTTCCGTACTGAGTCCAGTTATCAGGAAAGCCTTGTAGACGTTCACATTCAATTGGTGTTAATCTTCTTATTAATCCTTTTTCATATAGTCTTAAACTATTATGATGTGGCTCTGTTAATGTAGGACAATCGTCTTTTGCTTTCTTATTATACAAATCAAGAGCTTTGATATCGTAATTTAATAAATTTTCTTTTTGTAGAGTTTCATTTAATGATTTTTGTCCGTAATTATATTTAATTACTGGTGTATCATTAGCAAACCTCCAATAATTTGTGCAAATAGTAGGCACTACAATTTTGTTATGTTTTTTCTTGGATGATTCAATATTCGGTCTTGTTGTTTTTCTGATAGGAAATACTTGTCCTCCACTTCCGTCTCCAAGATATCCGACAAGGTAGATTCTCTCTCTGTTTTGGGGTAGAAACCACTTTGTATTAAGCAATTGCCATTCAAGTCGATAACCCCCAAGGTTGGTAAAGGCTTGGATAATTGCCCAAAAGTCCTCGCCATTGTTTGAGGAGAATGTTCCTTTAACATTTTCCCAGATAAAAAAACGTGGTCTGCACTCATCGATGAGTCGAATTGCTTCGGTAATAAGGGAGCTTCTATCTCCTCCCATCCCTTTACGTTTTCCAGCAAGACTAAAGTCTTGACAAGGGCTTCCGAAAGTGATTGCATCGATTCTTGGTAATTGTTCTGCTCGAACATCTGTAACTGATTCGACATAAGTTGAGTTTTTAAAGTTGTTTTTATAAACGTCTATTGCATATTTGTCAATCTCTGAAAAGTATGAGTTCACTTCAAACCCAGCTTTCTCAAATCCTAAGTGAAATCCTCCAATTCCACTAAACAAATCTAGATGATTAATTTTCATTTTATTCTTTTAGTTTTTCTTTTAATCTGTCTTTTACCTTTCTGTATGTATTATACAATGAATGGTATGTAATATTGGTTTTATTTGATAGTTCTGTAATACTATATTCATCTTGTATTAGATTGTAAACTTTTCTATCATACCAATGTAATTTACTCAGCTCTTTTTCAACAGAATCATTTGCATCATTAAAATCAATGTACTCTCCAGATTCTAAATCAAGCACCAAGTCTAATGATATTTTGTTTTCTTTCTTCTGCTTATTCTTCATCTGTAAAAAGGTAGAACGTAAAGTTAAATAAATGTAATAATAGTTTACTTCATCTCCGTAAGTTATATCTAATCCTTTCTTTAGCATCTTGCCAATAACAAGATACATATGAGAAACAATGTCCTCTGCTTCTTCTCTGTTACATCCAAACTTTAATGTGGTGTTTATCCACTTATTATGAGATTCAAATATCTTCTCTAACATAGTAATGTGTTTGCAACAAGATAGTAAAAATAACTGGTATTGTGTAATGTGTTAATTTAATTTTATTAACACTTTTGAAAAGGGTATAGCTACCCTCAGTACATAGAAATATATTTTTATTTGATTATCTCTCAATGTTTAGGTATGAATACATACTTAAGATTTAATAGGTACTAAATAAACATATAATTATATAATAAAAAAAATATGACATTTTACAAAATTTACACAATTATTTTTAAATAATTACCAATGCATTCCCTCCATTGATGTACTTGCCTCTATTACTTTACATTCATCTTTGCTTTTCCAATCCCAGCTTTTCTTCATCATAATTATTCTTTCAATAACTTCATCTCTTTTATCTTCTGGTATATTATGCATAACGTTAAGTATAGGATTGTTTTCTACATTGTTTTTTAAATAATCATACTTGTTTTTTAAGTTATTGTATTTGTCTATTAAGTATTGATTTTTTATAAAATTATTCTCATTAAACTCAAAAGATTTATCAAAATTAAAACTATACTCTATATCTTCTAATTGAGAATTATATCTTTTATATACTGGATACATCTTAATAAGGTGTATTACTGTTGCGTGATGCATTGTCTTTCCTTCTGATTGAAAGTATAAAGCTATGTTTGTTAAACCTATTCTTAGTTTCTTTCTTAAAACATAACATACTAATGCTCTCATCTCTACATAATCTCTCCTTCTTGTGTTGTCAAATATATTCAATCCAGATGCTTCTTTTACACTATCTCCTATTTTCTTTATATCTTCTATTTTCATTTTACTTTGCTCCGTTATTAATTAATACTTCATCTGTTACTTCTGTTACTCTTTCTTTGTCTGCTTCGTATGCTAAACATACTTCTTGTATTTTACAAAAGTCATTAAAGTCAAACTTGTTTAATAACCAATCAAGAAAGATTAGTTTGTTGGCAGTTAGCTTGTCTCCCAGCTCTTTCTCATCAACTTCTTCTATCTTGTTATAGTAGTTTATCTCTATTTCTTTTAAATCGCTTATAGTACGTCTAATGTTGTTTCTTACTCTTTGTCTAAACAAACCTATCTTCTCTGCATCTTCCAGTAAGTGTAGGTTAATAAATGAGCTTAGTATTGCTCCACTAATTTTTTCTAATTTCTTTTCTGTTAATTCCATATTAAAACATTCTTATTTGTTGTTTGTGTTCGTTTATTCTTTTTATTGCTGCATTGTAGTACTCTTTATCAAGCTCACAAGCAGTTAAATCATATTCTAAATTATGACAAGCAATAGCAATAGAGCCACTTCCTAAATGTGTATCAAGTATCTTATCTCCTTCTTTTGCGTAATTCATTAAAAGCCATTCATAAAGTTTTACTGGCTTTTGTGTTGGATGTATCCTTATATTATCAGCGTTTTGTGGTCTCATATAAAAAGTTTTAGCTGATTGGTCAAAAGAAGTCCAAGCTAATTCACAAGATGCAAAAGAAACATTTTGTGGTTGTTGTTTATCCCATATTAAAAAACATCTAGTAGGCTTTAGATAAAAATAGTTACCACCCCAGATAATTTGATTTTTACTAACCCTTTCTAATTCTCTAAAATACTCTTGACTAGGTATTTTACTATCCCAGCTTTTACCCTTACCTCCATAATGTCCTAATCTACCACTTGAATTAATATCAATTCCATAAGGTGGGTCTACAATAGCCAAATCAAAGTAGTTATCTTCATACCTTGACATTAGTTCCATATTATCTTCGTTTGTTAATTCCATATTTGATAATTGTAATTGTGTTGGTTATAGTATACTTTTGTTTCTTCTATCTTCTCTGCTAATAATTGTTCAAGATAGTTATAAATGTAGTTTATATCATCATCTGATGCATTATACTTTTCTTCTCCTTGCCAAAAGTTAGTTTCAAGCACACCTTCTTTTAAGTTT